GTCACCAATGGCAACAACTAAACTACCATGCACTGGTGATTCGTGCGAAAGGTCACGCAAGTACTGCGGAAAATCATTGTCCGCACCGTAGTTAACCCACCCTTTGCGGTCTACTCTTTCGGCGTCTGACTTAGCAACGTACTCGCTAAGTTTAAGAGATACTATATTTGATTCATTATGGTTCATAGATGATGTCATTTGGGATAGTTATAGAAGGAACATCGAACCACGTTGTATTGTCTTGCAAAACTACATAGCCTTTCTCAACCAAACCGACCACAGCGGCATTCGTTGGGATGATATTAGTTGGTGAGTTCTGTCCGTACACTTCGTAGCGATACCTGCCCGCTAATGTAAGACCAACAGTTGTCACAGTAAGCTGTGTGATGCGCACATTTTCATTCACAATCGTTGCAACCTGCGCGAGCTTATCACCTGTGGTGCTGTTTTCTTCGTGGGTGAGCACTAACAAATAGTGCGTATAGGGCGTGGCATAGTACTGCCGTGCCTCATCTAGTGATAGATATATGAACTGACTAGGATTATTTACTTGGAGATATATCATATCGCTATATTGAAAGGGGGCAGTTGTAACACCACCCCCGTTCTTAATCAATGAATAAACACAAAAACAATCAGCAAGCGCGATTAGTAAGCTGGGCTTACTGTAATTCCTGCGAAGTTGTCGAATGGTTCAGTAGTGTAAGGCTCAAGGTGTACTGCAGGCTCAAGGTTTTCTGCAGTCGTCGTTACCTGATAACCCATCAAATCACCTTTTGCAGCACCTGATTGAACAGTACCAGCAGTAAGCTGAGAACCTTCAGTTGTACCAACCAATAAGATTTGATCATCATTCGTACGAACGAAAACAATCATCTTAGCCTTTGCAACGTTCAAGAATTCGTTGCGCATATCTTGATTCAACTTACCGAAAGTCCATCCCACTTCTTGTGAGAAAAACAAAGTACCATTCTCAAGACTCTTGTTGATGGTTTCAACGTAAGTACCTGAGTTGCGGAATGGCACATAACGGTAGATGGTTGCAGTTGGTAAACCGTTTACTTCACCTGTTACTGCATCATAAGTTACAGCTGACATAAAATCCGCACCACTCGCAAGAGTGTAGTTAGCAATCAATACTTCTTTAACACCTCCGATACCTTCAAGGCATCCGAGTGTAAATCCTGTGGTTAATTCACAAGCCATGTTTATATAGTTTTAAAAGGGGGCTGTTACACCCCCTTGATTATTAATTATGCTCCCCAGTATGTGATGTCCTCACCTACTGCAATCTGTGCACCGAGGTAGAAGCGTGCGCCGTAACGTACGTTCTGTGAACCGTCAAGGTTCTGCATGTCCAAGATGAACACTTCGTTCATTTGGTTTTCCTGCCATGTTCCAAGCATCAAGTTTGACTTCTGTGCAAACACGATGTTGTTAGCAGCCATACCCGGGCAAACGTAGATGTCATACATACCTACGAAACGGCGGTTAACCTCAGGGCCACCTGTCAAGTACCATCCGTTGCCAGCAGCGATTTGCGCTTGCATGTATGCTTCCCATGCAGCCTGTCCCATGTACAGTGCAGGCTTTTCAGCAGCACCTTTCACAGCAGAGTTTGCAGTGTTGATGATGTCCCAAATGGTAGCAATAATGTTGGTAGCGTCCAAGGCACCTGAACCCGCAGATACAGCACCTGAACCACCTGCCTTAATCAAGGTCAAGAAACCATCATACTGACCAGCAGTAGCGTTCACACCATTCCACATTACTGATTCGTTTTCAGCAGCGATACCGCCTGTCAAACGCTCAATGATTGCGTCTTGGATTTGTGTGTTCACACGGCCTGACATTACATCGGCAGTAGTCCAGTCAATGAAGAAATCCTTTTTACAGATTTGACGTTGAACTTGGAATTCCTCCAAGGTCAAGATGCGCTCGGTCAAAGTGATCGTGCCGGTTGGCGTGAAATCACAAGTGCCTGCTGCAAATGTTACAGTGTCATCAATTTTACGTACTACTGATTTGTAAGGTACGTTAGGTTTCATTGTTACATATCCAGCGGATACGTTTGACAACAAAGCCTTTGCTACGATTTCACCAGCTAATTCACCTGCATAGGTGGTGGTGAGTGAAGTTGTTGTTGGCATTTTTAAATAGAATTATGAGGTGAATTATTTACTTTGTTTTGCGCGAATGTTTTCCATGAAGTCGCTGAATGATGTACCATTCGAAGCAACAACCGCATTCGACTTTTTGAATTCTTGTGACTTGACGCTAGGAACGGCAGGGGCTTTCTTAACTGAAGCGAGTTCAGTCTTTGCAGCTTGTGCATCATTCTTTGCAGATTCAACCGCCGCAGCGAGTTCTGTCTTTTCAGTCTCAAGCACTGCGATGCGCTCTGACAGTTGACCGATTACGGCAACGAGGTCTTCGCTGCTCATTTCGGTTTCAACTTCCATCTCGCCGATTTGTGCAACGATTCCATCTTCGGTAACGCTGACCATAGTCACGCCGTCCTCAAGGATGTATTCGCCCGCGGGCACAGGTACTGGATTGCCTTCGGCATCTTGTGTGTAGATATCAACTCCAGCTACCCACTCATTTGCGGTTGAGTAGATTTTTGTTCCATCAGAAAGTGTACCTTCTACGGCAAACTTTACTTCAGTTGCAGGCTCTGCTGCTGCTTCAGTTGATTCATCTTCAAACTTGATACCTAGTGCAGAAGGTTCAATGTTGTATTTTGCAAATACAGCTTTGATTTGGTTTTTGATATCTGACATTTTTTGGTATTTTGGTATTGTAGCAAAACAGCCATTTTGTTGCATGGGGAATTGTGGCTACATTAGCCGTATAAATTCAAACCAATGAAAGCACAAGAACCACAACCACGCACACAAAGAGTGAGCGCACGATTGACTGAGAAAGAAATGAAGGCAGTCACAAAAGCAGCTAAGCAGACAGGGACAACCATTGCCGAATACGTACGGCTTTGTGTCTTTGGGTAAACACAACAAAAAAGGGAGGCTCGTTAGCTTCCCTTTTTATTGCTTAAACCCTAAATACTTTTAACTGGTAAACCAAAACTCTTTCGAGAGGTTGCGAATATAATCACATAGCGTTTACTACGCAAGTGCCAACGTCATTTGCAGGATTATTATCCGGCTGTCCGTTCACACTTACCACTGAAACTTTGAATGTTTGCGGCCATGTAGTGGTTGCAGATGGGTACATCACATTTCCAGTCGATGCACTTTGTCCAGTGTTCAATGTGCGTGCAATATCCCATGTGCCAGTGCGTCCTGCGAATTCCCACTTAAGTTTATAGCTAGTCACGACAGCAGCTCCACGATTTGTTACGCGTATACCCATGCGCACGCGGTCAGGTGCAAGCCAAGTGTAACCTGTGCAGATGCATTCTAAGTCTAAATTGCCAACTGGGATAGGTGCGGTGATATTGATTGCAGTGGTTGCGCTGTTATCGCTTTCGTTGCTCTCCGCTATTGTACCTTGCACATCAACATAAAGGTTGAATTTACCCACGCCCGTCACATTGTTTGGAATGTTATAGACTAGTGAGCTTGTAAATGTGGTTTGTCCCTTCGCGATCGTGACATTGCCAGTGTAGAAAGTTGACTTCGCACCATCAGGACGCACGAACTCGGCAGCAATATTTGTAATTGTGTCCACTGTGCGCACTTTGTCAAGCTGCACGGTGTAACTAACTGTTACTTGCGAGCCTTGAAGCGTTGACGCAGGTGATGCAATAGTGCCAAACAAGTTGACTGTTTCAGCAGGTGGTGGAGTTGGTTCACCCGTGCTACCTTTTGCAGCGACAACTGCCGCATACAAATCAACAACACCGTATCCAAGTTCAAGCGACCTGCCCGCTGCATCGTACACATAACCGCCACTCTTAATAGCAGTAGATGCGATGAGGTCAGTCACTTGCTTTTCCGTTAATTCAGGATTAGCAAGTACAATAGCAGCAGCACAGCCAGCCATAGCAGGACAGGCGGCAGATGTTCCACTGAAGTTAGTATAATTCGACGTAGTGTTGTACCCTGATGCTCCGCTACGGTCAGTAGTTGGTAGGCCCACACCCGGAGCCGCTGCAAAAAGTTTTGTCCCATAGTTTGAAAAGTTAGCGCGTGTGTTGTTTTGAGCCGATGCGCCAACGGCATGCACCATTGGAAGCGATGCGGGGTTGATGTTTACGCTTGCCGCGTATTGATTGCCGCTAGATGCGAATACACAAATGCCTTTTCCGTTACGGCCTGTGTTCTTTGCCAGTGTCAACGCATTAGCAAACATTGGGTATGTGTTACCACCGCCCCAACTCATGCTGATTGCACTACACGCAGGATTAGCAATAGCCTTGTTCACAGCACGCGTTACGATTGTATCCGATGTGAAGAAACCGCCGCCGCTGTTTGAGTTCATACCGATGTGCAAAAATTGCACTTTCAGTTTGTTGTTACCGATTGAACCTACGCCCGTGTCATTGCCAGTCTTTGCGCAAATGATTCCGCTACATGGTGTGCCATGCTTTTCGTTTTCACTAATCGGACGCACATCAGCTGTATCATAGACGCAGTTCCAAGACTTATCGCTAATAGTGCCTTGCAAATCTTCATGGTCTACATCACACGCAATGTCAAGCACTGCCACTTCACCGTATGCATCACCCGGCAAGAGTGACCACACGTCTTGTGCCTTGAATAAATTCAAATGCCACTGCTGTGCAATAGTCATTTCTGCATTAGCCTCGAATGGCTGGATGTAGTCAGGCTCAACACTGATGAACAACTTAGTGCGCATGAGTGATTCGTAGAACTCATCGAATACAGCGAACGCAGGAACCTCAACGAATAGCGTGTTGGTTGATTCAAACGTTTCAACGATGTTGACTTGTTTAAGAGTCAAGAACTCAACCGCCTGTTTAAGGTCAGTGCAAATACATATGGCAAGACCTGAAGCGATTTGGTCTAGTGACCCGTCCACTTCGTTGACCTGTGACACCTTAGTTGCATCAGGTGCGATGGGCTTCTCATCTTCAAAGACTACAATGCCGAAAGCATCAAAAGATGCCTTAACATTTTTCTTTGTTTTGTTTTTGTCAAAGGACTTTTTGTCCTTGAACTTAACCGCGTTTATTTTCATTTGGATGGATTTACATTAGAAAGCAATTGATCTATCTCCAGTAGCAATTCAGCCTCGTAGTTCTTCACGCCACTCATTGCCACACCAACCTCGTTAAAGAATCCTTCAATGCTGTAACCTTTTACTTTGCCCTCTTTTACATCTTGCCACACACCGTCATCATCTACGTGCGTACCGATAAACCATGTGCCATCAGGAAGTTCAGACAGTCCGAGCTGCATTGACTTATCCATCTTGCCCTCTTTAATCCATGACTCAACAACGGTCACGCCCGTTACTGGAATCTCATGTTGTAAGTTGGTTGTGTGTTGCAGATTCTTTTTGAAGAACTGATGCGCGATAGCACTTACTGTGGCCTTTTCAAAGTACACGTAGTATGGCTCACCCTTTTCATCATAGCGCAGAATCTCCTTATCCGGGATGAGCGCAGCACCGTATAGCATACGGCGTTCGTCATTCAATGCGCTTAACTGCATCTTAGAAAGTGCAATCCAGTTCTCTTCTATTGCGGGGCTATCTACAAGGCCCATCGCTGTTATGCCTAAACGACCCTCTTCATCGATTACGCATTTTACTACTTTTCTTTTTTCCATTTTACAAAGTTAGTTTTAATTATCCAAGTCGTGCTAAGTCCTGTACCTTTTCGCGCACCTCCTGCTGTGATGATACATCACCAGCAAGTACAAATGCACGCGGCGTTATTTGCTCAGGTTGGTTCTGTATGAACTGTGAAGCAAGTGGGTTGAACTGTGCGGGCTGTGATTCGTTACCGCCGCCGCCGTCTATTGATGGTGGTGATGCCTCTGTTGTGGCGGGTGGTGTGGTGCTTTTAAATTCTTGCGATGCTATTGTAGCAACGTTTGCAAGACCAGCAGCAACCGCAGCACCTGCGGCTATGTACGGCGCAGCAGGGAATGCAATTGACACAGGATTTTTTTGCGTACTTAAAAACGCAGCGTTGGCACTAGCATATGTATCAATAGTCGCCTGTGCTACACTAATTGCTTTCTGTGCCCGAAATGCACGCTTTTGACTTGCCTCATCTTTTTTTGCAATTGCACCAATGAAATTACTAATTGCCCCTAACGATTGTTGAGTAATAGCTATTTTACTATCAGCAATGGATTGTTCTCTTTCTAAATCTTCTTGCGCTTTGGCTTCAGCTTTTTCTTTATCCTCTTTAGCTTTTTCCTCGGCTTTTTGCGCATCCTCCTTTCTATATTTTTCCCTTATAATATTCAGTTCAGCTTCTTGTAAATCGGTTACTTCTTTTTCTCTATCCCTATTACCTTGCGCCAATTCAAAAAGTTTATCATACTTTTGACTAATAGCTAGTTCTTCTTTATCCTGTTCGCTAAGTGTAGCAGCAAACGTTTCATCCTGTAACTGCTGTAGATTTTCTTGATATGCTTTTTCAGCCGCTAATTTTGCCTCATCAAGTTTTGTTTGATTTGCTAATTCAGTGTCTAATCGTTGTTGAAAATACTTGTCACTTATGACTTGTAAATCGCCTAACTCTTGTTCACGTAATTGTTTTTGTAATTCAATATTAGCCCCAGCCTTTTCTTTTAGCTGATTGTATTTAACAGCAACTGCTCTTAATTCTTTTTCTTCTGCTGATAATGTGGCTTGAAATTGTTCTTCTTTACTTGCTTTGATTGCATCCGCTACTTCTTGTTCTTGAGCCTTTATTTTGTTTGCTCTTTCTTGTGCTTTTTTCGCAGCATCCTCACGCTGTTTTTCAATATCAGCTAGCCTTTTTTCTTCTGCCTTTCGAGCCTGTTCTGCTAGTTCAGCCTGCTTTTGTATCTGTTGTGTCTCAATGTCAAAGAGTGCAGCATTAGCTTCTTCTACTCCTTTTACTTGGTCTTCGGTTAGCTGAATACCTTTGGACGTCAGTTTGGCTGCGTTATCAATAATGTCCTGATATTGTTTGATGCGTTTCTTTCCGTATTCTTCTTCAACAGCCGCAACATTTTCACCGTTCTTTTTCGCATTAGCTACGGCTCTTTTTTCTTGTTTATCTAATTCCTTTAATGCTGCATCCCTTGCTGCAATGCTATTGTTCAAAGCATCGGTTGCAATAAATTCTGTACCTAGAATTGCATCGCTTAACGACTTAACACCATCAACAATAAATGATACAACCTCACCGATGACTTCTAATACAGCACCTACACCGGGAATAACATTTTTAAGTGTATCAAAATTGGTTATAATCAAACCAATCACGGTGGTTAATAATAACAGTGGATTTGTTAGAAGTGCTTTGCCTAATGTTATAAACGACTTACTGGTTGCTTTGATTCCTTCAGTAACATCACTGAACTTAACTTCAGATATATTTTGACCAAGCAATTTTGCACCTTCGGCAGCACCTTCAAAATCTAAGTTTGCAAGACGTGAGGTAAACAATCCTAATGAACCACCAACTTTTTCAAATGAACCCCCCGCCTGTGTGCCTACTGCTTCAGCAGCATCACCTATTTGATCCTTCAATTCACCCGCTGCCGATGCTAGTTCACGGTACTTTTCAGAATCGGGGTCGGTCGCTGCAAGCTCTGCCTGCAATTCACGGAGCTGGGCCTTGAGTGATTTGGATGATGTTACAACTTCTTCCTGCGTTACTGCTAAATCTTTGTATTCACTTGCCGCCGCGTCAAGATTACTAGTGTCAACCTTAGTATCTTTTAACTCCGTGTTGAGTTCACCGGTTGCATTTGCTAACTGATCTACGGGAGCAACAACTTGTTCTATTGCATCTCCTACACTTTCGATGTTACGCGCCGCATCACCCGTGTCAATGCTTTGAATGGCATCGCCTACATCTTTGACTTTTGCCGTATCAATATCATCTATTGCATTGCCGATGTTTTGAATGCCTCCAGTTTCAATATTTGAGATTGTTGTCTCTAGTGCTTGAATCTGCGTGTTGACATTTGCGAACGCTTCACTGCTTGGGTCAAGCCCGTTAAGCTGTTGGTCGAGTTGCACAAGTTGATTGTACAACAAGTCTAGCGAGGCCTGCGTGGCAGCACTGGCAGCGTCAAGACTGCGCAGATTCTGCTCCGCTTTTGAGGTGTCAATTACAAACGATTTTACAATAGTATCAGCCATGTTTAAAATAGGTTATATATAGCGATTGCAATAAGTGATAACAGGAATAAACGCCACGTCCAAAGTGTGATGTTCCATAGCTTACGCTGCCACGGCTTTAATGCTTTGTTGTGTTTCTTGTGTGGCGCAATTCCTGCTTTGATGTAGTCAATGCTGTGCTTGATTTGTGTGCTCATCGTACTGCTGTATATGTTAGTGTTACTGTTGTAAAGAATATGTAGGTATATCCTGTGCCCGTTGTTACAATCTCAATGCGGTGTTCGTCGGTATTGGTTGTTGTATCGATGTTGATTGCAAAGTTTACTGTGGCAAATCCGTTATCCTCATTGATAAGAATCACACCCGTTGCAACCGCTGCGCCGCCATACTTTTGCAGCGTGACCATGTGTAAACCGTTGTAGGTTGTTGCCCCTGCAATATCCGTAACGTTTATATGTAACAGCACAGACCAAAAGCTATCATCGGGAATATTCAAATGCGCCGCTGTATTCTCAACGGTTGGCTGAATGATATCACCACTAGTTGCTAGTACATCCTTGCTACCAAATAAAATCACACCGTACTGCGTACCTCCTTCGGCTTGTGTGCGATCGTCAAGCTTCCATCCACCGCCAACGTGCATACCCGGCAAAGTAGTCAGCACGTTTTTGCCAAGCATGGTATTGCCTCGCACGGGTTCTGTCAACTTTAGTGCATCACCTACGGCAAGCATGTTGTTGTTGCCATCTGCTATTGATAGTTCAACACCTTGCTGCACGCTGCGTGAATTACCATCAATAGGCTGCGTGGTTGCATTGCGTGGAATTGGTGCTGTATTAGTTCCTGTGATGCCATTGGTTGGTCTATCACCTTGGTTATTGAACGCATAGCACTCCCCATCGCTTTCACTCCATTCATAGCCATAACGCACACAACAACTTTGTGTGGCTGCTACTGGGTCACCTGCCCCGTCAATAAAGTTTACAGTGCCATTGATGTTGATTGAGTCAGGTGTGCCTGAACAGTCTGCTTCACTGTCAATGTATTTAATCAACTTTACTTTGGTTGACTCAAACTGACCAACCTTGTAATCGCTAACCTCAAGAATGCGCCACTGTGCGTTATTGACGTACAAAATATCGCTAAACTGAAAGGTGAGAATGTCAGTCAAATCAAGCGCAAAGTATGCCTCCATGATTCGCGCATTGGGCGAATACAATTCATTCATCGCATTACGCCAATACAAGTTGAACAGGTTGTTGTATGGGTTAGCGTTAATCTGAAACGGTGGAATCTCAGGCGCAAAGTTTAAGTCAAAGTCGGTAATCGTAGCTTGTGCTACGCTGTAATTTGTTAGGCTTGATACAGCAGTCAGCACAGCAGCCTCAACTCCTACGCTATCATCAAATAATTGAATATTAAATGCCGTTGAAGCAAATAATGCACGCGGACCAGGCACAACAAACTCGTTTTGATTGTTTATGAATTGCGGAATTGGATACGGTGTGCCGGGAATATTGCCCGATGGTGTGCTGCGTGTGATGAGTTGCACAGTGTTATCTCCCGTCACAAATGAACTGATAGGCACATCAGGATTCACCGTGTAACCTTCGGCCTTATATTCACCGTAAGTACGGTTATTGTCCTTGTATAGCTTTCCTAAATAGTCTTCACCAGCTGTGTAAGTAAATGTAGTTTTGTTTTTTTGCAGTTCTGTGGTAGCGTAGATGGTGATGTCTTTGCTGATGTCAAGCTTTGCGTTCCAGTCTAATTGATTGCCACTGCCTACATAGCTATTATACGGCACAATACTTATTTTGTTTGGATTTGTGCGGTCAGCAACAATGGCACAGTTGTGCATCTTAATCACATCATTCAAAAAATCAATCTGACGCATGTCGGGTGCGTTCAAGTTGTAAATAAATGTTGATCCATACTTAAATTTTGTACCCACCAATTCAAACATAGCATTACCTAAATCACCATTGCCTGCTAAAACTGATACAGTACCATCACCCGCAACAATCCATCCATTATCTAAGGCACTATAATACCCTATTTCCCTACGAAACTTGACCTGTAAAGTAGTGCCAGTAGGAAAGTTGAAGCCATAAATGAAATCAATAGTTAAAGAACTTTGATAAAAAAAGTCAGTATGGAAATAATCAACACCGTCTATTGTAAAATAAATTAAAAACCTTGTATGAGTACCTGCCCCCGTATAACCAGTAGTCTGCACTGGGAAGCAAAAATGGAATGTGTACAGCCCTCCACCCGGTGCGGTATATACTCCAGTAGCCGCATCAAAATTTGCGTTATTGTCAAAGGCTTCTGTGAGGGAATTATAAGTTAAAAAATTAGATATAACTCCACTAGCATTTGGCAATGATATAGTCGTTGAATTATAGGCTCTAAAGGCATATTGACTACCTAGGTCATCAGTATCTAAAAAACTTTTATTTAACCACGGCATGTGATACCCTGCAAGAATGGTCAATAATGATGAAGCTTCAAGTTCAAAGCCCGCATCTGCTATGATTTGTTCTAGCAAATAGTCCCATCTTACAGCAGGTGTTAAATCAACTGCAAATAACGGCGTGGTTGAATCGCTAATTCTTCGCGTGCCGGGTTGTCCTTGTTCACTCCAAAGTTGCCCGCGATCAATCAACGACCAAACGCGTTCGGGTGTTGTAATTGTGACGTTGTCAAACTTCACAACCTCGTTGAGATTGGGCAGGTCGCTAAGGTCTTTAAGTTTCTTTTCGCCGATTGTCTTAAACAGGTCAGGCGTTTCTGCATAGAACGCTAATTCAATCTCATTGATTTTGCCCTGCTGCTGGTACACCTTGCGCACACGCACGTAACCTTTTGCGATGGGCAGCGTATCAACGCGAATCTCCGAAGGCAGTTTGTAGTGAAAGTAGTTGTTCACGCCGCCGTCATAGTTGACATCAAACAATGCACCTAGTGCAAGTTGATTGCGGTCGGTATAAGGCACACGAAACTCACGGCTGAATGCACCTAATGAAGTGAAATTATTCAGGTCAGTATAACGCCAATTTTGGCTGATGCTTTCATTCTCGAATAGGTCTAGGTAAGATTCAACACCGGGAGTTCCAAGTATATCAAAGTTCAAAGATTCACCGAGTGTAGGTGTCCACCCTTCAAAGATGCAATTATTGGAAAGTAGTGACCCATCCCATGCTGCGCTCAGTAGTTTAAATGTGCCGATAAGACCTGATGTAGGACCAGTGATAGTCACATTGAAACCAATGTACTGTGTCACATTGCCAACTATGAATACATCAAACGTTGGAAATACAGCAGCACCCGCTGAGTAAAACAGGGATGTATTGCCTATCGGACTTTCTACGCTCCGTACTATTAAACTTACCTCTCCATTCATGTTATGTCCAGTATTCGTTTGCCATTCTTACTTTGAGCGTCAAGTTGTAAAGCTTGCCATCGTACGTGCGCTTCTCAACGTAGGACGTGTCATCTATGTTTACAGCTATGTATGTACCGTCATCATTTAATAGATGCACCTGATTGCTTACAATTAAACCACGCAGGTATATGAATTCATCTTGCGTGATGTAGTCGCTAGTCACGGTCAATATGCGTTGCGCTAAGTTAGTGCGCTGGTTAAGGCCGCGGTCGTTTGCGTAGAAGATAGTTGGTGAATTATTGAACAGCGGGCGCTTGTAAAGTTTGCGGTCAACCTCGGTAGTGTATTCTGATTTCTTTTTAAAGTTGAAGTATTCATAACCGCCGCGAGCACCTACCCATGCAAGGCGCACATTAGGCCAATTGCATTCACAGTTACCGTACACACATTCATTCCAAAAAATATAGTCAACGGATACTTGACTGCTTGCGGCGTTGTTGATACGAACGCGGTAGTATTTCCAGTTTGGGAATAGATTTGGCTTCGGCAAGAATACCCCTGTGCGATCGTTAAGGTTTGCAGGAAAAACAGGCAAGCCCTCAACGTTGTAATCATTTAGAACGATATCACTTGCAACACTAAAACCAACCGCTGGAAACATAGTGACCGTACACGTATGCGCTGCGTTGTTGCTTAGATAGTCAGCATTGCCCGGCACGTATAGCAATCCATAGTCTTCTTCACGCACAGCGATTGCAACCTTGCCCGCTGTGATTCCCCAAGTTGCAAAGATGGGTGGGTACTTTGTTGTGATGGGCCTATCACTCATTACAAGTGAAGATGCATTAGTCAAGGAAAACTTGACATTTGCTGCACCCGTTTCGGGGTTTGGTTTATAGCCGTCGGTTGGTTGGTAGTATTGATTGTCTACAAGTATCTCATCCCCGTCTACACTGCTGCCTTCCGCTTCAGTTAGTATGCCGCTAACTATCCACCATTCAGCTATTGAAAAGTCAAGACTATTCCAAGTCGATGTGTCATCGAGCGTGCCAGTATCTAAGTTGTGCAGCTGCGTGCCTTGCGCTTCTTCATTACGCAGTTGAATCAGTGACTGCAAATCGAAATACAAACGGTCATCAATTGCGGGTGAGATGTAAAAGTTGAACACCTGCGATGTGGTATTGTTGGTCACGGTCACGCCGTATTGAAAACCGTCTTGTGCGGTCTCATCACTCGACGCTACAATCATAAGCTTTTGCCCTCTTGCGCTCCACGCATACGGCTGGTCTTCGATAGTTATTGCCATTATCTAAAATTTAGTAGAAATCTTTGTTCAACACCTTTGGCATATGCCTGAAATAATTGCTCACTGTAATCGGGCCATGTATCATTGATTGCGTCTTGGTAGTAACTGATGCCTTCTATACCATTTTCGCCAATGCTTTTGGCAATGGCAAACGCTGCGGACTTGATTGCACTTTCGGTAGCCTTGATGAACTCGCCTTGTCTGTTACGTAGTTTGAGTGGTTTGATTCTTATCCACTGCTCAATCGCTTTAACAGGTGGCATCTTCGCACCGGGTGTTCTGCCATACTCAATCACATCTGCATACTTGCCCGCAGCATCTTTTACTGTAAAGTCAATCGTCGGCTTGTTGTAACGTATGCGCAGTTTGTACGTAAGCGAGTTAAGCAATGTGCCCGATGCTACACGATTGACCACCTTACCACGCACGCGGCGTTTGATGCGCAGGTTTGATTGCGCACGCTCGACAACAGTTGCCGCATATTCGTTTAGTAGTGCCTCGTATTCGTCCATTATAATACTTCTGAATATTCAAGTACGCTGCCTGCTCTGATTGTGAACAGTCCAGCCGTTGCACATCTAAAACGTAACGTCCAAGTCCCTGAGGCAGTCACGCGAAAGATGCCGTCTGCAGTGACTAAACCATTATTAGCGCCTGCCGCGTTAGATCCTGCATCGTATGCTGTTTGATTACTTATGCCATTAGTAGTTGCTAAGAGTGACGTAGTGAAGCGTGCATTATTAAGTGAGGTAGTTGGCCCGTTTGATGTCACTGTGATTGCAGCCGTAGCTGCGTAGCTAAGCGTTGCACGCCACTTGTATGTCTTGTTTGCAGTAACCGCAAAAGATAACCCCGTGACATCTTCAAAGCCAGTGCCCACGTTGGTAACGTTTGAACCTAGCACCACCGAAATATCTGAACCTAGTGAGAGGTCTGTCTTCAATTGTGCAAGCGTCAATGCGCTCACTGTGTTGTCTGCGTTGATGCGTAAATAGCGTATGTCGCTAGGATTGGGCAGTGTGGCAAGGTTAGTACCTACCGTAGTCAATCCGATGCTGTTCTGCGTGCCGATAACTGTTGACCAGTCAGCACTGCTTAACGCACCGCGATTTGCAGCTGATGCAGTGGGCAGGTTGAATGTGTGTGTACTGCCTGCGCTACTGATTGCAAAATCACTTCCTGCTGTGCCTGTGGCTAGGTTTTGCACCTGTGCTGTTAGGCCATTGATTGCATTAACACCTGTGCTTAGTGTGGTTATAACCTGAGATAAATGGTTATCCTCGGTGTGTAGAACTAGGTTGCGGCCTGATGTCGTAACGAATACACGCAGCGCAAGTCTATCAGTTAAGGTCATAACCGTAGCAGGTACTGCCAGTGCTGTGAAATATGCGTCTATTACTGTGCCCTGCGTAATGCCTTCAGGCGTTGCAACATCCGTAGCCAACAGCGTGAATGTGCTGCCATCATACTTGTATAACTCTACGTAGAATGAAGGCGTGCCACCACTTGATGACGCACTAAAATAAAGTTCAAGGTTGAAGTTACCACCGGGCACAAGCAACACATTTGGATCATTGACATCGGTGATGAATTGCGCTATTAATCCATTACCTGCCGCATTGGTTCGTGTGAAGTCAGTGCCTGCTCCAAACACTGCAGTCTTGCTCATTTGGTAGTACGTGCTTCCACCTATCACACCTTGATTGATTGAGCCGTTGAGGTAGTAACTAACCGATGAACCGCCGCCACTTGTTGTAGGGAAGTTGGCTAGCTGCCCATCACCGCGCACGTATTGCGTTGCAAGTCCCGCACCTGTTACCGCAAGTGTGCCGGCTGTTGTTATGGGCGAACCTGTTACAGCAAATGCGGAAGGCATCGTAAGTGCCACGCTGGTCACTGTGCCACCACCACCACCGCCAACTGTTGTGAATTCAACTTCACCTGTTGCAGCGTTGCTAAGTGTCAAAACCTGCCCTACCGTAGCTACTGAATCATTAACGTTCGGCGTAACTAATCGAGCCGAGTTTGGAGCCAAAGTAAACGAGGTAGTGTTTGATGCACTTGAATCCGTTGCAGCCATTGCTGCTTTTACGGTATCAACTGTAACTTGCGTCTGAACTGTGCCCGTTGCCTTTTGTAAAGTAACAGAGTTTGTGTCAACACCAATCTCAGCCGTAACAACTTCAAGGTTGATTTTATTTGATGAGTTAACCTGAAAGTTTGAAGCATTGTCAAACTCAATACCATTAGTGCCGCAGTCTATTGTGTTGCTAGTAGTCAATACAGGGTCGGTAGTGATGACATCCTGCAGACCTTGCGCACTTGGGATAGCTGGCTTGTTGAGTATTTGGTAATCTCCACTTGTTGCGTTCCAATCTACGGGGCTTTGACGCAGTCTGAATCCTGCACCTTGCAATGTCCAGTAGGCCGCATTCGTTGGCAGTAGTGAATCGTTGTTAGCTATACACGCATACACGTTGCCGTTGTACCATACACGGTCGCCTATCACATATTGATTGCCTGTGGCTGTGGTGTGATTAACGTTGAATTCGGTTGAGACGTAGACCGTAGCACCACCACCACCTGATGCATCAAACGTTACAGACCCATCTCCGTTATCTGTTATTGTGATATTCGTCCCGGCAACTAAGTCAAGTATGTTTTGTACTGCATTGTTGACGCCGTTTGTTTTTAGCGTAATGCCGTATGCATTGCCAGTGCCGCCCGATGACGTACCACCAACCGACCACACAGCAGGAATATCGCACGCACTCCAGTCCCACGGAACTTCGAGCTGCAAGCTGAATGAAACACCCGTCAAAGTGTTTTTGTATTCTTCAACGAATGGCTCGATAACAGGAGGCGTGACTAGTTGCACATCGAAGCCAAACAGTATAAGACCGTTCTTAACTTCGGCAATTAAGTCCTGTGCAAGACGCACGCAGTCGCTGATGACTTCGCGCTGGTATTCTGCCTTTGTCTCTTTATCGCGTGGTATGTCTGCAAATAAGATTTGAAAATCAAACTGCATACCGCCCTCAACAGGTTTGATGTTATTCGGCACAACGTGCATGAATGGATACTGCTCATTTTGATCCATATCCGCTAAGTCAATCTGACCATGCGTGAACCTTTTGATAAGCAAGTGACCAGCGGCAAATGCTTCTAGTCGGTTGATAAGAACGTTGTAGCTGTAATTGTAACTGTTCATTGCCTGTTCCTTTTTTTCATTTCAATTTTCTGCACTTGCACATAGTCGGCTAAATATGTCAAGTGTGTAAACACCTCATACGCTCTTCGGTCTGTGACCATGTCAAACTTTGTTATGTCCCGGTCAGCTAGCACTTCAATGATGTGAAACCAACCGTATACATCTAGGCCTTCTGGAGTGTATTCATCTTCGCCGCTTCCGTCACTATCTCCGTTATCTCTTTTGCCAAATAGTCTAGGGAACTGCCGTATAGTTCCTGTTCTAAACTTGAAAAAAAAAGCAGCACATTCAGTACATGGTCGAGGGTGAGTTGCTTCACGCTATCTATATACCTGCCCACTTTGGTGCTATCATACTTTTCAATGTCATAGCGTCCTGCCCATTTCGCCACTACTGGACGGTATAGGATAGCCATCATCTTGAGTGCTGCGTTAGCGTTCAACTTGCCATCCTTATACAGGTTGTTGCAGTTTGAATCTAGGTCGACGTATTCACCGAAGGTCATTTGTGTGAGGTCAGGAATGAAACCTAATTCAATCGCACCAATGCGCACCTTGTGTTCGAATGTATCCGTGCCTAACTGGATTGCAGCTTCAAACCTCATGATGATTTCATCAATCACATTTGCCTGTAATAGTTTGATGCTATCCATGTTTTTGCCAGTGATCACTCGCACACGCTCCGAAGCATCAACTGCGTTCTGATAGTCGATGTATTGGGCAAGTGTGACGGCCTTTGCGTTCGCTGCTATGTTTACTTTAATCTTCATGCTGCTATTGTATTGTAGTTTTTGTGGTGTTTTTGTTACAAGTCTGAATGCACCTGAATAATAACAGGGGCTTTTTCATCGCCGCTATGCGTTATGCGGGCCTGCTTTGGTTTGAAGTATTCAAGTAGCGCAGTGTAGTGTTTGATGTATTCTTCATCCTCCATATCATTCATAATGCGCATACACTTTTGCGCACCTTCGGCTACGAACCATTCACCGAGCTGCTCCCACATCTTTGTCTTTTCGCTAACTGCTCCTTTAGGTTTTAGACCACCATGCCCTGGTAAGAGGTGGCCTTTCTCGTTGCGTGTCTTTTCCATTTATTTCAATAAGATATTGTTATTTAGCTTCATACTGCACAATGCAAACTGCAAGACGTTGCTGTGTGAGGGGGTATTCTGCTGTGGTCTTTGCATCACTCATGCAGCGTGCGATGAATGCGCTCTTTGATTCGTCTGTTGTTGGTGTTGGTAATGGCATAACGTTTATTTTTTATCTTGTTGTTTACCTAGTTGGCGTCTGAACTCTTTGATAAGGTCACGGATGCAGGACGGGCACTGTGATGGTAATTGTAATGTACCTGTAATCTTAGAATACCACGCATAAAGTTCATTGATATCTACCTGCTCTATTTTATGCGCACCTATTAGACCTGCTATGAATACATCGAGCTGTGCTATCTCACGTTTACTCCAGTTCAATGCGTGCCATTTATGTGCCGGGCAGGATGTAAATCTAAACATTACCTTTGTTGGCATGTGACAACCGCACAGGCGTATCTTTTCTTTGTAGTACGTCACGTTGTTTTCTTCGGGTTCTACGGTGTTGCCGATTACGGGCGTGCCGCACCACCCGTCGTTGTACCATTTGCATTTCTTGCAGATATTAAGCCTCTCCTGTTGGATGGCTGGATGCACGTTGAAGTTGAACATATTCTCTTATTCGTTTGATTGCTCTGTGAATTGATAGACGCAAGTAAGCATTGGGTATGCCTGTCTCTTCGCTAAGTTTTTTATAGTCAAAGTCAGGTTTGGAATATAGACGCAGCAAAATAGCGTCGTGTTCGTTAAGCCTGCCGATTGCGCTGTATAAATACTCCCCGTCTATGAAATGCCCTAGCCATGTTTCATCTTGTTTGGCATCATCCACGGCCTTATCTGTTATAAGTTCGTAGTACTTGCGGTAGCGTGTGGCGTAGTCGCTTCTATTGCTGTGCCATGACAACCATAATGCACGATCTACATATTGCCTAACCTTACCACCGCATACAATATCAACTACATCTTGCTGCGGCCTATCCAGTAGCCGGGTAATAACCTCATGCACCAGGTCGCTTGCCCTGTTTTTGTCGTGGGTTAAACCGTTGGCCTTCGCCAACCATGATTTGTAATGCACTGATATTTCATAACTTACGCAGTCGGACAAAATTTTAACAATTATTTTCTTGCGGGTGCAATTATTTGCACTATCTTCGCCCTATCAATAACAAATTTAAAAACAAAATCATGAAGTATCACACAAAAAATTTCAACGGTAGCGATTGCGCTTGCATCAACTGTGATTGGTCTTACCTGTATGAAGATTTAGTTACGCAAGTTGGTCACGAATTCATCGACGGCATCAACAAGGACAATCCTGAAGAGCAGCCGTTAAGCCATAACGAGTGGTATGATTACAAGTATGAAGTAATCGAGATTATTACAGAGCGTTACAGCGACATTCTCACAAGCTGCGACAACTGCGATGAGTACGATGACCAAGAGAATGGATATCACAGCTACAAGGAAAGCAGACTATCTTAAAACAAACAGGGGTGCGACTGACCAACGCACATCTTTTTAAAACGTAAATCAATAAATACAAAATAAAATGGAACTCCCAATTTTTTTCACCAAGCACATGAATTCAAAGATGACATCATTCGTTATGATTGATGAAACAGGAAAGGAAATCGCAGTTGATTGCAGTTACGGTGACTACGCAATTGTCACAGACCAGCATGAAATTGATAGCCGCAAAGATTTGCAAGACATTATTGATCGCTATACGATGAACTGGGATGTGAGCATAATCAGTGAGCAGGTATTCAAGCACCACTTTAGCATCGCACACCGTGAAATATTTTACAACGTCAATCCACAACTAAGACCACATGAAGAAAAGCAACTTGGATAGGCTAATCATCCGTAAGTTGGGCAGTAAGGCTGCCCTCTTGCGGGCGATGCAGCTAACATCCACACCAATCAGCAGGCGTGCCATGTTCTATTACATGAAAGACGCCAACACGCTCAACGTTATTCAGCTCGTTAATCTATCCCGCGTGCTATCCGTTGACATAGAAGAATTAATAAATACCATAACAATCAAACATGAAGGTGATGAATAAGATAACTTTACCAGTTCGCCGCGTAAAGACACGCGCAGAAAAAGAAAAAGATATGCCGAGCAACCGTGCGCTGCCTAGCCGTAGCGATGTCATCTACATTCAAAAGTACTTTGGTACAATACCGTTCAATGTAATGGCTGCACACCTTAACATCAATCCTCAAAAGCTACTGCGATTTGCCCGGCTAATCTTTGGGCCGAAGCAGCATGAACTCAAATGGAAACGAATGATAGAGACGCTGGAGTTTATGGAGGGGCAGAGTGAAGTAGAGGCGGAAATCTTAAACGAAAAGATTGTGCAAAGCAAGTATGCAAACATTCCGGTGCGCCGCAAGATTGTGAACTTGAATCGCATGTACTACCTATGTACACTCAACTACTCAAAGCGTTATATCGTAAAGTTTGATATTCCTGTGGATCTACACACGATTGAATTTTGCAGTGTTGCTATGGGATGTGATTATGAGGTAAGTCCATTAGGCCCATGGGAATACATGCAGCTTGAAAAGGATTTGCCCATTGTCAGCATTGAGGCGAATGAAGATTACATAGGTTCCTTTTGGTTAGCAATGCAAAGTATGTTAAACGAATGAAGCACGAAGAAAGCAAAATACAACAACGCTGCGTAGAGTGGTTTAGATACTCATTCCCGCGCACCGTCATTGCATCTTTTCCGAACGGCGTATACATTGGTGGCACTCCAGTGCAACGGGCTAAACGTTGGAACATCCTTAAAGCAGAAGGGGCCATGCCGGGTATACCTGACTTAATGATATGCATGCCGTCCATGAAGTACCATGCACTGTTCATCGAGATGAAAACGGAAAAGGGTAAGCTTTCTGAGAATCAAAAAATCGTTCACGCCATGCTCATCAATGAAGGCTATGCCGTCAAGGTGTGCAGATCATTTGAAGAATTCACAATAACAATCAAAAAATATATGGAATCATGAGAAATTATACAAAAGAAAAGTATCTGGAAGCATTGAAATATATGGCCGATAAAAATGCTTTTCACGGTAAGCTAACTGCTGAACAACTAAAAATTACTAATACTTTTTTCTCTGTTTGCGTAGAATTAGGCTTGCTTCGTAGAGCCGCATTAAATGGTACATACGCTTGGAATTTATCACGCCAACCAATGATGTCAGATGTTGAATCTATTTGCCTTAGATTAAGGGCTAAAATGCATGCACATCGAAATAGGAAAGCATCTACGCAGTTGACCATCAAACCCATCCGCAAAGCTCCAGCACCTACACCCATGCCGGTGGTGGATGAACCTGACTACGACAACAGCAACAGCAAGATGTTACTGATTATGGCAGTGGGCCTAGTCATCGGATTTTTAATTGCCACAGCTATTTGGAAGTAGAGATAATTTGATTATCTTTGCAACGCTCGTTCGTAATGAAAAATATTTTAAATCCCACCGCTATCACATTGCCATAAGCCATTCGGCTACGGACGAGCCTTTGTGTGTAGTGGTGGGTATTTAGTTTCTATGAAAACTAATAACGGTTACGACCTTTCTCGGAAGTGGTTTGATTTTGCCTTTGAGCATTCAGAGGTGAAGTGCCAGCACACTGCTTTGTTCATGTGGATCATTGAACTCAACAACCGTCTTGGATGGAAAGAGCAGTTTGGATTGCCTACCAATGCAACGATGGAAGGTCTGCATATTGGAAACAAGCGAACCTATCTTGCAGCAGTTGAGGATTTATGCAAGTGGGGATTCATTGAAATAATCAAAGAATCTAAGAACCAATATAGCAGTACTTTAATATCAATATGCCGTAGCAAAAAAGCCACAGCACTGCACACGGCATTGGATACGGCATTGATACAGCATAGCAACGGCATTGAACACAGCATTGAACACAGCACTGCCCCCATAGATAAACAAAGAAACCAAGAAACAAAGAAACAAAGAAACAATAGAGTGGTGTTTACACCACCATCCGAAAATGATATTTATAATTTGATGGGTGAGTTGAATATGAAATCGGGTGCATGGACAGAAGCTAAGATTGTAACCGAATCAAAGAACTGTTATGACCACTACACAAGCACTGGATGGAAAACCACCGGGGGCGTAAAAATTGTTTCTTGGGAAGCGACCGTCCGCAAGTGGATGAACAAAGCATATACATTTGAAAAAAATCAAAAACCAAACTCTTATGGCAAACAATCAAATTCAAATTCAACAGCAGACAGCGTTGCAAAAGCTAATGCACTTTACGCCGAAGCAGTCGCTATCAGTCGAGCACGCGATAACACAAGACCAGATTGGTCTTCTCAAGAAGCTTGACCCACAAACAACCAAAGACAAAATCATTCAGTTGCTGACGCGATGCACTCAACTGATGAACGTGCAAAACAATATGAACGCGATGCAGATTGAGTTTTGTGCAGAACAGATTATGATGGATAAATATTTTTACTCGCTTGAAGATATCCAGTTATGTTTAGATCGCGGTGCTGTTGGTGCATATGGCACGATATACAACCGAATTGACCCGGCAACAATCCTCGCATGGTTTCCACTTTACGACCAACAACGACAACCGTATGTCACTGCAAAGCGACAAGCCCAAGAACAAGCCAACAACATCTACGAAATCTTTGCACACCCGCAAATGAATGAAGCGATGAAGGACGTTGTAACAAAATTAGATGCTAAAATGTTACAAGAGCCGGTGAAGGAAATCATACGCGGCAAACCTAGTGAACTTGAAGTAGCGTTGATGCGTGAGTACGATGAACTGCCACAGTGGGTTAACGACCAGCGGTTCCGACTTTACAAAAATAAACCTTTTCAGTTTACAGAATATAGATACGAACGCTACCGCGAGCTGATTGAAAACCAAAATGAATACTAATGAAGTACGATCAACACCGCGAGATTGAACTGCTTCGTAAACTTTTTGTGTTGACAGCTAAGCGAAGTATGAGACCATCGATGACCGATAATGTTGCAATGCGTCTTATCTTTGAGGAGTTACATTTGCTTACTGATAAAGATGAATACAGGCTATGACAATAGGTGAATTGTGGGATGCACTGGCAGCTTATCCGGATGATACAGAAGTGTTCATCGGATTCATCAACGGCCATAGCATCGACGAAGAACCATTCACAATAGCAGAGATTAGCAACATGCGAGGCAACATCACAATCGCTTTTATGCTCGACGACATTAACATAATCAATAATTAAATACAATGAGTAACTATCAATTAAAGGAAGGGCAAGGAAGCCTTTTTAAAAACACAAAAAAAACTTCACCTAATCAACCTGATTCCTATGGATCAATAATGATTAACGGCAAAGAATGGCGGGTATCAGGATGGACAAAGCAAGGTAAAACGGATAAGTTTATTTCGTTGCAGTTATCTGAACCACGTGAGCAAACGTATTCCCAACCTCAGGAAAACGATGCGAATGATTTGTTTTAAATGATTGAGTATCTACCGAAACAAAATGAAGCACTGCGCGTATTGGGTAATTCACACCCAGCACGTGTGGTGCTTTTCGGTGGGGCAGCAGGTGGTTCAAAATCTTTTATTGGTTGTGCATGGCAGATAAGCCGTAGGTTTAAGTATCCCGGCACGCGCGGTCTGATAGGCCGTAGCAAACTAGACACGCTAAAGAAGACCACGCTCAAGACGTTCTTTGAAGTAGCGCACATGTTAGGCCTTGCACCTAATGAACACTACACGATCAACAATCAAACGCACGTAATCACGTTTGCAAATGGCAGCGAGATAATTCTCAAAGACTTGTTTGCGTATCCGTCCGACCCTGAATTCCATTCACTCGGAGGTCTTGAATTAACTGATGCGTATGTGGATGAAGCTGCGCAAGTATCAAAGCGGGCCATTGATATACTCCAGTCCCGCATTCGTTTTAAGCTACGTGAATTTGATTTGCCACCGAAGATGCTGCTCACATGCAATCCGTCCAAAGGATGGCTGTATAATGAGTTCTACGCACCGCATAAGATGGACAACCTGCCCGCACATCTTGCATTCATTCCATCGCTGCCGACCGATAACCCACACCTGCCCGAAAGTTATATCGAAACGCTAGAACGTTTGCCCGAGATTGACAG